AGAACTTTCCCATTCTTGGTCAACATTGTGGGTACCCGATTGATTTTATTCTTGTATGCAGGTGGAATACCCTGAGTGTTTATGTTGTGGTAACGAACAAGTTGTTTCAATTGTGGTTGTTTGTTTATATACTCGATAACTTCCATAGAGTGTTTGCATCGGGGGCTATATATCAGTAGAGACATCTAATATGTATAAGGGTATTTTGTAAAAAAAAATTAACGCATAGTAATAAAGATGATGAACTGGTCTTTGACGATTGTTCTTATTGCCATTGCCCTGTTACTCACAGTCAGGCGTGAACCATTCACGGAGATGTTTGGGTTTTCAGGGTACACCCAACCAGTCAAAAATATTCGTTTTGATGATACCAGACCACTTTTGTCTGATTTCACTCAGGCTGAAGCTGACATTAATAACGACATGATGCAGGAATTTGTTCTCCAGACTAATAAAGAAATATCTAAACGTACCGGACTTTGCACTTATATTATTGAAACTACCGGTCTTAATAAGTATGTCAAAGAAGACAAGACACTATATGAATGTAAATTTATGACTGTGAAGAATAGTGGTTTCGCATTTGGTTTCTCTGTTGTAGCTTATTTTGAGGTCATGAACGGAAATATCAAACTCGTCTCTCTCCGAACACAACCACTTGAAGTTGAATCTGCGTCTGAAATTGCACCTTTTGTGGATGATGGTGCTTCCGGTAAAGATTTTGTAAAGTATGAGCTTGTGAAAGAGAAGGCCATACCCACTCTCAATGAGTTAGAAATGGCTAAAAATAAATTGCAGTAATTGTAATGATCAACATCAATGATGTGACAATAATTGATGAAAAGAGGAAGCAAATCAAGAAGGAAATATACACACGAATATATGAACAGTTTTCTCGTAAAATAAAACAATGTGTTGAAATGGGTCACAAACAGATATTTCTAACAGTACCTGTAGTTGTCGTTGGCTGGCCAACATTTAATAGATCTACAGCAGCTAGATATGTGGCACGGCAATTCAAGTTGGGTGGTTTTGACGTGAGACTCGTAAGCGAATATGACATATATGTTTCATGGAACATACCCAGAAAGAAGAGGGAAAAGAATGTTGAATCCGACGAACCAGACTTCCCAGATTTGATGAACTTGAAGAAGATGGCTGATAAATACAGGACGCGTGAGACTTAAAGTTAAATTATATAAAACTATTATAAATCATGTCCGATTCACTGAATATAATGGTAGAAGCGAAAAAGGAGTACATGGGCCAGCTCTGCCTCATTATGACTCCAGTTATGATTGAAGTATTCCAAGATATGTACGATGAAGCGGCTAAGCTTTCCAAGGGGAGAAAGACTTTAATCATGTTCCAAAAACTTCTCAAGGAGGTTCCAAATTGGTCTAATCAAATGTCTGCCCAACACACGAGTAACATCGCCGATCGTTGTGCGTGGTTCAATGACCTCCTAGCAGCCGTTTTCGTTGCGTGCACTAAGATTCTATCCGCGGTTCGTCTCAAGGCTGACAATAAGAAGATTAGTCTCAAACTTCCCACTAATGAAGTATTTATCCAAACGTGCTATAACAACATCGCCAAAGATATCTACAGGAATCCCTACGTTTTCCATGAAGAACAAAGTGAGTACACAAGAGATGATGAGCTCACACATCGCTTCACTACCTGCATTGAAAATACTGTGAAGGAGCTCATCCCAGTTCAACAGATCCTCCAGACATATATGTCACAAGAGACTCGTGACATTGACATTGATGGAGAAGTCCAAGACACTGAGGATCCGGATGTATTTGATGGTCCGGAAGAGATACCATTTCCAGAACCTGAGTCGGAGTCTTTACCTGAAAATGAGGACATGTTGGGTACCGGAGAGCAAATCCAACCAACTGGTCTAGAGAATGAGTTCAAGACGGTTCCCGGTGTTGAAGCACCAGAACCTGAACCTGAACCTGAACATATATCTGAACCTCAAATGGAATCCCATCTACCTCAGGCCATACAGGAAGATGATGGTGTCCTCTTTGGTGACGCACCAGATCATCGTATAAAAAAAACTGCGTATAATTAAATGGAATTATCAGACTATCTTAGAGATCCAATGACCGCTGCTCTCATAGCAGGGGTTATTACTGCTGGTTACATTCATGCTAAGGCTCAACTTAACAACGAAGGTAAATTAGAACTTAATAAATACACCAAGCCAGCTGTCCTCAATGCTATTCTAGTATTCTTCATTGTATCCAATGGCCTTGGTCAAAAAGAAGTTATTTCTAATGATCCTTTTTAAACTTAAAGATTACACTTATAATATAAGAAAATGGCGTCTGTCACTGCGTTTAATGACATGTTATCCCAATTTCTTGTGGAACTGCACAAGACTTTTCCAGATGAAAAAGGTATCAAGAAGATGACCGCATCCTTTGAGGTGATTAAACAAGCTAACCCCCGTCTCATTGTTGACAGTTTCATGAACGGTGTAACTCCTTACGCCGATAAGATTTCTGCTAAGGATGAATCGTTTCTTTTAGAGGAGATTGAGACTATTGATTTTCTCAAGGATTTGAACATTAAGAGTTACTGGTCTCGCATGACTGATGGTACGAAGGGTGCTACGTGGCAATACCTCCAAACCCTCTACATGCTCGGAACCACTATCAATTCTATCCCAGCCGATACACTCGCCCAAATTGAGAGCATTGCTAAAGGTGTAGCTGATAAGATGCAGACAGATGGTGGTGAACTTGATCAAGACGCTCTCATGAAGATGATGGGTAGCATGCTTGGTGGTATGAATAAAAAATAAACCTTCATATATACTAAATGAAGACCTGGTTTGAAGATCCTCAACAACTTATCAAATCGGATGAGGTCTTACAATTCTGGCCAAATAATGAACAAACTCCAGAAGACCGAATTAATGCGTCTTCGCGATTTATAATTTATGCATCTTGTATTATTTACCTTACTCGTCGTGATCCACGTATTTTTGTACTTGGTGGTACTATTATAGGTGTTCTTTATGTTATGTATAAATCTAAAATGGTGAAGGAGGGTTATATCGGTGGTGTCGGTACTGAGTGTCAGATGCCTACTATAGATAATCCAATGGCTAATGTACTCATGACGGATTATACAGATGCACCAAACCGTTTAGAAGCCTGTTACTACCCAACCGTGAAGCCATTTGTTAAAGAGTATTTAGATGACCGTGTTCAATATGACTCAGGTAGATCTCGGACACCCCTTCCATCTCAACAGAAAAATGCATATGCTCGTCAATTCGTAACGACCGCTGTTTCTCAAATTCCAGGCGATCAAACCTCTTTCGCTGAGTGGTGTTATGGAAGTAAAAATAGTGCCTCTTGTAGAACCAATCCAGAAATGTGCAGCCCAAATGCTAGGGGTGTTCAATTAGAATCTTTCGGTGGTCTTGATCTGGCTGGTGATAAACGAACTGGTATGAGTGGGGGACTGTAGCTTATATAAATAAATCTCATGTAATAATAATAATATGGCATACCAATTGCAACCTGGTCTTGCAATAGTTCAAAACGCTGGTGCTCTCCCGTCTGTGAGAGCGAATGAAGAGATATTTGTATATCCTCAGCCCAGTACTCTTAACTACTGCGGTCGTCCAAATACTATGTTGTATGGAACTGCTCCATACATGGCGGGTAAGGGAGCTCCCGCTCAATTTATTGAGACAAGTGATCAACTCCGCCCTCAATCTACCACTCGTTTCAACAAGGTCGTCGTACCAACATACGAACGTAACCTGTTCCCACTCTCAAACATGGAGTGTAAGGTTCCCCTTCGTACAATTTCTTATGAGCCACAGAGTACTCGCGCTGAACTCCAGAACGACCTCTTTTATCAAAGATACGCCAATAAAAATGTTACTAAAAAATAAGAATGGCGGATCCCATTTCACTTGCAGCCATCGCTGGCTTGGTTTTTGCTGGTAGATCTTTGAGTTCTCGGTCTAAACCAGAACCAGTACCAGTTCAACAAACAACACCCCGAGAACCCCAAATTACTTATGATAATGACACACCAGACTTCGTTGAACGTGGATTTGAACCACGTGTAGAGATACCAAGCAAAATGGAAACGGAAAGTTTTGCGGATGTTTCTCTTCAACAGAGGAGTGGTGGTCAGGAAATTCTCAATATGAGAAACCGTATGTATGACACTGGTCGTATGAACAACCTCTCCCCAATTGAGAAGCAACTGGTTGGCCCAGGTCTTGGTGTTGGTAGTGATACCCCAGCAAGCGGTGGTTTCCAACAAATGTTCCGTGTGAACCCCGTCAATGTGGGTGCGTATCGTCTCACTACACTTCCCGGTCGCTCGGGTCCAGCGGGGGATACCACTGGTGGTCGGTCGGCTGTCGTTGGACAATTGAGCCACAATAAACCAGATACTACTGCCCATCTCCCATCTCGCCTCCCTGCTATGCCTGGTCGTGCCCAGGGTATGGCTGGTTCTATACCAAGACCTAGTCATCAGAAGACTATGAGAACAACGAATCGGTCAGAGACTGGTCTCCGAC